AAAAATGTTATTGGAAAATAACATACAAGTAGCTTTAGCACAGCAGAGCATAGAGCTTGAAGATGCTATTGATATTAGGGAAATTAAAAACTTAAAACTAGCTAATCAGCTTTTAAAATTAAGAAGAAGAAAAAAGATAATAAAAGATCAAGCCTTAGCACAACAAAACATACAGGCTCAAGCTCAAGCAAACGCACAAGCTCAACAAGTCGCTGCTCAAGCTGAAATGCAAAAAAACCAAGCAATAAATGCAAACGATGCTCAGTTGGCTCAGATAAAAGCTGAACTAGAATCTCAACGTATGATACAAGAAGTTCAACATAAAAAAGAGTTAATGCAATTAGAGTTTCAAATGAACATGCAACTTAAAGGCGTTGATGATACTACACAGAAAAGAAAAGAAAAAGAAAAAGAAGATCGTAAAGACGAAAGAACAAGAATACAAGCCACTCAACAAAGTGAACTTATAGACCAAAGAAAAAGTGGTAAAGCGCCTAAAAACTTTGAGTCCGCAGGTAATGATATATTAGGAGGAGGTTTTAATTTAGGTTCTTTTGACCCTCGATAAAATTATTAATTATTATTATATTATATTATGGAAGAAAATAATGAAAATGTAGTTGAAGAAACTACACAAGCAACTGAACAAACAGTTGAAGAAACTAAAAAACCAAATATTAATGAAGACGGCGATTATGTCGTTGATTTAAACAAACCAAAAACAGATGAAATTAAAGAAGATAACGCTGACAACAGCAGAGTGGCTGCAGAGTCTGAAAACACCGAGCCCGCAGAAAAACAAGAAGAAGTACAGCCGGAAGTTGAAACACAAGAAGAGCAGCCAACTTTAGAAGAAGTTACTGAAGAAGAAATTCAAGAGCAAACAGAAGAGCTACAAGAAGAAGTTGAAGAAGCTATAGAAGAAGCTCAAGAAACTGGTAAAGCAATACCAGAAAATTTACAAAAAGTTGTAGATTTTATGGAAGAAACTGGTGGTACATTAGAAGATTACGTTCGTCTTAATCAAGATTATTCTAGTTATGACGATATGACAGTACTTAAAGAATACTACAAACAAACAAAATCTCACTTGACAGATGATGAAATAAGTTTTTTAATAGAAGATTCTTTTTTATATAATGAAGAAGAAGATGAGCCAAGAGAGATTAAAAAGAAAAAAATAGCGTTTAAAGAGCAAGTTGCCAACGCTAAAAGCCACTTAGACGGGCAAAAGTCTAAATACTATGAAGAAATTAAAGCTGGGTCAAAGTTGACTCAAGAACAACAAAAAGCTGTTGATTTTTTTAATAGATATAACAAAGAATCAGAAGAGAGTAAAAAAACTGCTGAACGTCAAGCTAAAACTTTTAAATCAAAATCTGACAATTTATTTAACAAAAACTTTAAAGGTTTTGAATATAATGTTGGAGATAAAAAGTATAGGTTTAACGTTAAAAATACAAATGAAGTAAAAGAAACTCAAAGCGATATTACTAATTTTACCAAGAAGTTCTTGAATAAAAATAATGAAATAGAAGACGCGGCGGGCTATCACAAATCTTTATTTACAGCAATGAACGCTGACGCAGTAGCTAAACACTTTTACGAGCAAGGCAAAGCAGATGCTTTAAAGCAAAGCATTGCTAAGGCCAAAAACGTTGATATGAATCCAAGACAAGCTTTTGGTGAAGTTGAAGCTGGTGGTATTAAAGTAAAAGTATTAGGCAATAACTCAAATGATTTTAAGTTTAAAATTAAAAAATAACTAATAAATTTAAAAAAACAAAATTATGGCAATTACTGCAAGAACGACTTTTCAAGCTGCACCGCTGCAGCAAGTTCTGTCGGACAATTATTTAGATATCCAGTCAAATGGATGGGCACAGCAATATCTTCCAGACTTAATGGAAAAAGAAGCTGAGGTTTACGGAAAGCGTACAATCTCTGGTTTTTTAGCACAAGTTGGGGCTGAAGAAGCTATGTCAGCTGACCAAGTTATTTGGTCAGAACAAGGTAGATTACATTTATCTTATAGAGCAGACTGTTTAGATGCATCTGCTAGTACAATTAACATTACTCATGATATTGATGGTGTTGCAAGAACAACTGATCACGGTATTCGTGTTGGTGACCAAGTATTAATTTCTGGAGGTGGTCAAACTGTTACTGCTTTAGTAACTGTTGCTGCTGCTGGTAATCAAACTATCACTGCTTTACCTTACGGTGCTGCTCACTTAAGTGACATGAACTTTGCTGATACTGACAATGATCTTAGGGTTTTAGTTTTTGGTTCTGAGCATTCAAAAGGAACTACTTATGGTGGTGGAAGAGCTAACAAGCCTAACTTCACTTCGTTTACTAACAAGCCGATTATCTTAAAAGACATGTATGAAGTTTCAGGATCTGATGCTTCTCAAGTTGGATGGGTTGAGGTTTCTGGTGAAGATGGACAGAGTGGTTACTTATGGTACTTAAAAGCTGAAGGTGAAACTAGATCAAGATTTAACGACTACTTAGAAATGAGTATGATTGAATCTGAAAAAGCTGCTGATGCTTCTACTATATTAGGTGGTGCTAACGGTTTAGTTGGTACTGAAGGTTTATTCTCTGCAATTAAAACAAGAGGTCACCAAACTTCTGGTGTTACTGGTATTAACGCTGCTACTGATTTAGCTGAGTTTGACGCTATCTTAGCTGAGTTTGATAAAAACGGCGCTATTGAAGAAAACATGATGTTTGTTAACAGAAATACATCTTTAGCTATTGATGATATGTTAGCTGCAATGAATTCTTACGGAGCTGGTGGTACTTCTTACGGAGTATTTAACAACTCTGAAGATATGGCACTTAATTTAGGTTTCTCTGGTTTCAGAAGAGGTTCTTATGACTTCTATAAGTCTGACTTTAGATACTTAAACGATTTAGCTACAAGAGGTGGTATCAATGCTAACGCTACTGCAGGTGAAGATATCAGAGGGGTTATTATTCCAGCTGGTGTTTCTTCTGTTTATGATGAGCAATTAGGAAAAAATCTAAAAAGACCTTTCCTACACGTTAGATATAGAGCTTCTCAATTAGAAAGTAGAAAAATGAAAACTTGGATCACTGGTTCAGTTGGAGCTACTACTTCTGATTTAGACGCAATGACTGTAAACTTCTTATCAGAAAGATGTTTAGTAGTTCAAGGTGCTAACAACTTTATGTTAATGAACTAAGCACTTATTATTTAAGGATCGAGGCTTCGGCCTCGACCCTTTCTTTTTATTAATTTTATTATATATTATATTATGGCAAAAAAACAAAAAACAAAAGAGGTAGAGGTACCTGTTGTTGAAACAGCTGTTGTTGAAACTCCAGTTGTTAAAACACCAAAACCAAAAGTAAAAGTTGAAAAAACAAAACCAACTTGGGAAATAAAAGACAGGACTTATTTGCTGGCAAATGGAAAAACACCATTAAGTAGATCAATTAAATCGGCTGGAATCTATTATTTTGACGAAGAAAAAGGTTATGAAAGAGAGCTTAAGTATTGTCAAAATCAAAAAACGCCTTTTGTAGATGAAATGAAAGGAGATCAAAGATTAGAGCACATAGTATTTAGAAATGGTGTTTTGTTTGTTCCTAAAAACAAAGTAACACTTCAAAAACTTCTATCTTTATATCACCCTCATAAAGACAAAATATACGAAGAACTACAACCGCAAGTTATAGCTGCTCAAGAAATTGATTGGTTAGAAATGGAGGTAGAGGCTTTAAACGCAGCTATGAACTTAGATATTGACATGGCAGAAGCTGTTATGAGAGTAGAGTTAGGTTCTAAAGTATCTAGCATGAGTTCTAAAGAGCTTAAGAGAGATTTACTATTATATGCTAAGAAAAATCCTCAGTTGTTCTTAGAACTAGTTAACGACGAAAATGTTTCGTTAAGAAATTTTGGTATTAAAGCAACTGAAATGGGACTGTTAAAGTTATCTTCAGATCAAAGAACTTTTATGTGGGGCTCTAATGATAGAAAACTAATGAATGTTCCTTTTGATGAGCATCCATATTCAGCTTTAGCCGCTTGGTTTAAAACTGATGAAGGTATGGAAATCTATGCAAACATAGAAAAACAATTAAAATAATCAAACTGTAGAAGCGGTCGCTCTACGGGGCGATCGCAAACTACAAAAAAGAAATATGATATTAATAGACACGGTATATCAAAAAGTTTTAGCAATAGCTAATAAAGAGCAAAGAGGTTATATAACTCCACAAGAGTTTAACTTATTTGCTAATCAAGCTCAAATGGAAATATTTGAGCAATATTTTTATGATATAAATCAATTTAAAAGATTACCAGGTAATTCAACAGAATACTCAGATATAGTTGGTATGCTAGAAGAAAAAATATCTGCTTTTGAAAAATTTAAAATTGCTTCTCAAGCTGTTTCTTCAAACACTATATCACTACCAACAGATTTGTATAGATTAGGTACTGTTTTTTATACTGGAGTAACGCCTAATGTTATTGTAGAAAGAGTTGATAAAAAAAGTCTTCAATTAATACAAAACTCACCCTTAACAGCGCCGTCAGACACAAGGCCTGTTTTTGTTCATGAATCACCCTCTGCTACTGGCCAGTCTAAAATAAAAATTTTTCCAAGCTCACCTTCTGTTTCTTATACTACCGCTAATGTGGTTTCTAATTACATAAAAAAACCAACTACAGTTAAGTGGACTTACGTAGTTATTAATGACAAAGCAGTTCACAACTCTGGGGCTACTGACTTACAAGACTTTGAACTACACGAATCAGAAGAATCTGAGCTTGTAATAAAAATACTGCAACTAGCCGGCATATCAATAAAAGATTATCAATTAGCTTCAGTTGCCAGCAATAAAGAAGTTAGTACTATTTCACAAGAAAAACAATAAATAAATGGGATTACTAGACAGCCAAACTCAATTACAATATCAAAACTCAGGTGACCTTGGTAGTTATCAATTTACTTCATTACAAAATGTTATTGATCAATTTATAATCGCTTACGTTGGTGAAAGTAAAATAATACCAAAAGTAAGTAGAGTAGATGTTGCTTTTCACGCACAAAGAGCTTTACAAGAACTTTCATTTGATACTTTTAAATCTACAAAAGCACACGAAATAGAAGTGCCTAGCAATTTACAAATGTTACTGCCACAAGATTATGTAAACTATGTAAAGATTTCTTGGAGTGATTCAGCTGGTGTAGAGCATGTTTTGTACCCTGCTATTAAAACTTCTAATCCTAAAAATATAAAACAAAATGTTGACGGCACTTACAATTTAACAGGTGGTAACGAGTTGGACTTTGATACTGAATCAGATACTTGGACTGCTTACAAGTCAAATACTCCAAACGACAATGTTGATAAATACGACGATGGAACTTATGATTTAGCCATTGGCGAAAGGTATGGTATTGAGCCTGCTCACGCACAAGCAAATGGAAGTTTTTATATAGATGAAGCTGCTGGTAAAATACATTTTAGTTCTAATATATCTGGTAAAACTTTAATACTTGAATATATAAGCGATAGTTTAGGAACTGATGCAGAAATGAAAGTGCATAAGTTTGCTGAAGAAGCGATGTATAAGTCTATAGCTTATGCAATTATGTCTACAAGAGCTAACGTGCCAGAATATGTTGTAAATAGATTTAGAAAAGAAAGAAGAGCTGAAGTTAGAAAAGCAAAGCTTAGACTATCAAATATAAAATTAGAAGAATTAACTCAAATACTTAGAGGTAAATCTAAGTGGATAAAACACTAATATATGCCGGAAATTAAGAATAGTTTTTTTCAAGGTAAAATGAATAAAGACCTTGACGAAAGATTAGTACCTAATGGACAATATAGAGATGCGCTTAACATTGAAGTGTCAACATCAGAAGGTGATGACGTTGGAACTGTTCAAAGCGTTAAAGGTAACACATTAGTTTCTGGTGATGTTGTACCTACAAATAGCTCTATAGTTGGTGAAATTATTGAAGAAAAAAATAATTGTATATATTATTTTGTAGCAGGGCCTAAAACAACTCGTAGTAACTTCGATGCTAGTGATACGCAGCCCACAATTAGTAAAGATTTAATATTAAAATACGATGGCACTAGTATAACAAATGTTTTTACAGATGTGTACAGTTATTTAGCTGTTTTTGATACTAGCAGCACAGATCTTAGTTATGACATAACAGCTCAAACTATTACGTTGCCAAACACAGATACTTATAAGCAAAGTTTAGTAACAAATATGTATGTTAATGTTTTTGACACTAGTGGTGTTGAATATGTTAGAAACAATAGAATATTAACAGTTTCAGGCGCTGTAATAACTCTTGAAAATAAAATAGATGATTTAGATGGCGTTGCTATTGCAAATCTAATACTAGAAATAACACATAAAGATAACAAAAGACCTTTAAATTTTGAGCCAGCATATCCTGTGACTGGTATAAATATAGTAGATGATTTTTTAATGTGGACAGACAACAACTCTGAGCCTAAAAAAATATCTATATCAAGATCTACTGCTGGAACTTTAACTGGCGATGAAGGTAGAAGAAAATCTACAAAACTTTATATAGATGGTGAATTTGATGTTAATGGGAATCTAGTTAATAATAGTTATCCAATAACAACAGGTAAAAGAGCAGATGAAAGCCATACTACTATTGCAAGAAAATCTCCACTAAACTCTCCAGATATAAATATAAAAGAGCAAAGAACTAAAGCTGACGGAAGTTCTATAACAAATGTAACTACTAGAACATTAAACATGGCTGGTATTGTATCAGGTGACTTTGTTGAAATTGACGTAAGTGATCCTAGCACTGGTTTTGGTAAAAATCCTTTTTTAGTTAACGATGTAATACATTTAAAAGCTGGTAGTACACCTACCGCAACAGATTTTGATGTAAGAGTAAAAGTTGTAAGTTTAGTAGACAATAAAATATTTAAAGCTAAAGTTTTATCTGCAGCTGGTGGTTTAGGTAGTTCTGTTTTTAACACGTTTCTTTTTGAAGAAGAAAACGACTTGTTTAAAGATAAATTTTCATTTTTTGCAACTAGATTTAAATATATAGACGGTGAATACTCTACTTTTTCGCCTTTTAGTAACTCAGCTTTTTTGCCTAGCGCGTTTTCTTACGACACAGAAAAAGCGTTTAACGCAGGTATGGTAAATAAAATAAAAGAAATTGAACTTACAAATATAATACCTGAAGATATACCAGAAGATGTAGTTCAAGTAGATATACTTTACACAGAATCTAATAGTCCAGAAATATATAAAGTTGATAGTGTTAGAAAAGACAGCACTATTGATTTTAATTGGAAAAAAAATAAATATGTTATATCTAAAGAAAATATATATTCATTATTAGAAGAAAAACAATTATTAAGGCAATGGGATAATGTTCCTAAAAAAGCTTTGGCACAAGAAATAGTGGGTAATAGAATAGTATATGCTAACTACGAACAAGGTTATGATTTAGAAAATCAAAACGTAGATTTAGAGGCTTATGTTGATGATAGAGTTTTTACAGGACCTGAGCTTTTGCCTAATAGACATTTAACTTCACATTTTGATAGTTATTTAACTAGTCCTTCTACTTCTACTAGCTTTACACATGCAAAAGGTATTAATGATAAAACAGCTGGTCATATTGATGTTGATGCGATATCAAACGCTTTTCACAAACTGCACACTTCTGTTGATTTAAATCTTGAAAGCGGCGCTGAATATTATTACAGTTTTAAAATTAGCAATTGGAGTGGTACTGGTGTTTTAGAAGGACCGGCTTTAATGTCAGGAGATCATCTTACTGGTAAATATGGTGATTTTGCTAAACAAATAACTGGAGACGGAAATTATTACGGAACAATGACTATAAACTTAGACAGAAGCGGTACTAGTGTTTTTGGTAGTGACCCTGCAATTGCTGGTATAAGAGACTTTATGTTTCAAATAAAAACTCTTGGTTTTACTTGTGATATAAGCCATTTTTCATTAAAAAAAGTAATTACTAACAATAAAGAGTCTG